CATATATAGTAGATAAATAATCTAAATTATACTCAGGCATAACAAGATCAAATAGAGCATAACCACTTACCGCTTGTTGAGTTAATAGTTGCTGCGTACTAGATCCATCTTTACCGACAAATTTCTTTTGTATATCTCTAGAGGCTCTTCTTCTTATTGCTGGACTAAGACCAGATATTTTTAATATCTCTTCGCCTTCTACTGAAAATGGGTCATTGCTCTTTTCAGTAATTGAATTGTTAAATCTCATCCAGTCAGCAACATTTGATATTTCTATGTTACTTGAATTAGAATTCTCTTCATACTCAATCATTTTAAGCCCTTCTTTAATTTAGCCATTTCGTCTTTGTAAACTCCAATATCTAGTGGATCTGGAGTTAATCCCCATCTAAGTCTTTGTTTTTGATATTCAAATTCCTCATCATCAATCTGTCTACTTCCCTCAAGAAACTTTGGCTTTCCCTCTTCGATTCCATAATGTCTTACTGCTTGTGCTAACAAATCTATTCTTGCTCTGTCGCCTATTTTTGAAGGAATTGATAGAAAGTTTCCTTCGTCATCGCCAATCCATCTACCATCTGGCATTTCCCAAACATATAGACCAAGGGTGGTCTCGCCTTGTTTAACCTGGCTTTTTATTCGTTTGATATCCATGGGTAATTATTTTACCATTTTCAATGCTCTAAGTCCAGTTTTTGTCAATAAACCTGACAAAATTATATTTAAATTGTTGTAGTCCATTGAGGAGAATATAAAAATGTTGGCAGCTCGGTCAAGGTCAAGACAGAATCTGACACCTCAAATGAGTTGTGTCCTAGGTATCGTTGATAATTTGTTTGTGGATCTGCGCTGTCATTATTATAAACAGTCACATTTTTGTATACATTATCTGGAAGAGTGCCTGTTGAGAGCCCATCAGAATGTTTCACGTTAAACCAAATTGGTCCTGAGATTCCTCCATTAAGCTTAATAAAAATATGATTGATATCGTTTATGTTAAGGTAGCTAGATATGTTATCAGCCCCTGAGGCATCTTGGCCATTTATGTGTAGGGAATATACTCCTAATTTAGAGATAGCCCCTGTAAGAGCCCAGGAAAGGCTAAATTCGGCATCTTCTGTGACGTTGTAGAACAGATATCCAGAGCCTTGGGATACTGGTGTAAAAATAAACTCTAAATCAAATATATCTTCATTTATATCTATCTTGAACCCAGAAGATTTACATTTAATCCCATCGTTTTTTGCCCTAGAAAGAACAGGGTATTCCCTGTTTGATATTTCTATATCTTCATTGGGCGTAGCCTCAATAAAACCAATTCCATTATGAGAAAATAATTTCTTTTCTGTATAAAAAAATAAATTTAAATAATATAATTCTGGCACATATACGGTGGCATCTGTGGATTCAAAATCAACTTTTATGTAAATTATTTTTTTGCCATTTAAATTGGGCAAAGCTGATCCATTAATACATTCAGTATAGTTTAATTCATCTGTAGATGCATATACCCTTACGCCTTTCCCCGCCAGCCATTCTATTTTTGAAGATATGTATTCTCTGCGTATGGACAATCCAATAACCTGTATAAATGATCCAAGAGTTTTATTGGGTGCTAAGTATATGCTGTTATTAATTTCATCGTATAATAAACTGTCACCAAGCATTGTCTCCCAACCTTGTGAAGAGGGATAAATAAACTTATCAGTTTCGGATTGATGTTTTTCTGTTGCCCTGTAGATATATCCACCATTTAATGAGGCTATTTGTGTATCTGTAACAGCATTAGATTTTAAATAATGTGATTGAATCTGTGCAGCGTCTAGGGAGTATCTATAAATAGCAGGGGCATCTATAATAAAACTTTCATCTAGGCCACAAGGACCTGAGGTTAGTGTTAACTCGTTGTTTAAAAATTTAAAATTATTAATTTTTTTAGCTCTTACTAATACTCCGTCTATATACAAAGATAAAAAATTCTTTTTATACATTCCAACAATGTGTATGGTTTTTTGTAAATTTTTTAAAGTGTAGCACACGTTTTCTGAACCTACAGAAAATTTTACATTTCCATTGTCAAAGAATAATCCTACTCCAGAAGAAGATCCTAAAATAGGCGCTGAAGAAGTAATTTGTTTTGGATAAACCCAAGCTTCTAAGGAAAAATCATTGTCAGATGTATCTTTTGTTCCAAAAGACTCAGAAGATTCTGTTCCATAATAATCCTTAGATATAGGGAACTCAATATAAGACGTTTCTGTAATTGTTGTCCCACTAACGCCTTGAGAAACTAAAGGAAATATTTTTTCAGAAACAAAGTTTATATATGACGCATTGTTATTACAACCAGATGAATCAAAAGCAACGGGCCCAATAGACTCATCAAGCTTCCAAAACCCTAGGGGGTTATCTTTGATAACTGCACGATAATATGACATTATTAGATTATATCAGAGAGATTGCTTTTTGAGAGCTATCTTTTTCATGTAATAAAAAAATCTTAAAAATGCTTTTTCTACAGCCTCTTCGGTCTTGGCATGCTCCTGCAAATACCCGCTACTCTTAAAATACGGGTTAAACATGTGATCCGTAAAGTGTCTTCTGGGCATCTTTTTGTATGGGCTCATATAAATATTATACCAATATTATGATTTTAAAACGATATCAACTTCCAACTCTGATAAAAATCTTTCAGGGTTAAATCTCCAATTATCTTTAGCAAAAGAAGTAGCTACTTTTAAGCATGTCTGTTCATACAATTCCTTATCTAGATGAGGCTTAATTGATTTTAATGCATCAGATATTTCGTAGTAATTTTGTCTTAAAAATGTTGGATCCCCTGCCTGATTTCTTTTAAATACTTTTTTATTTACTATACCATTAGGCTCATATAGTGTTACAGTTAAATATTGTTTTGCAAAGCCCCAATCATTATACATGTTATAAGCTTCTGCTGCTTCTATTGCATTCGGAAAAAATATTATTGATCTTGCTGGCTCTTCGCCATCTCTTGCAATTGTAAGCATATAAGAGTTTCCTTTTTTGCTTTTTACTGCATCAAGGTAGTCCTTTACTACATCATGGTGCTCTTGCTTTAATTGACCACTCATTATGTCCACCCCATCTTAAACTTTTCTCTAAACTCTAGATATGGTATTGCGTATGGGTCTACCCACCAATCCTCATGCCACTCTCTTACAACAAGCTTATACCCAAGTGAGTTTAGTATTTCTCTTTGAGCTTCACGCATGCCCTTATTATTATACTCAATCTGAGCGTCATGTTCAAATGTTATAATGGAAAATCTATACTTGCTTAATGGTAAAGATATTAATCCGTGTAATGTGAGATAGGGGTTTCCAACAGAATTTCCTTCTGGAGTATATCCAGCATCAATGTCAACTTGCAGATAATCTATTTGTTTTGGAAAATTGTTTTCTTCAAAATAGGAAATATAGTTAAAATGCGTAGCATCTCCTAAGATGCACGGGTTCTTTCTGTTAGCAACAAACTCCTCGTGTCTTTTTCTATCTATTTCAAATGAGACGCCGTTCCAATTATAATCTGTTTCTAGATAATAGGTGTTACTTCCTTTTTTAGAATCAAATGCGCCGAGCTCTACATAGAATCCGTTTTCTTTATTTTTAAGCAGCTCAGTCACAAATTTTTCTTGACTGCTGCTTCCTCTATATTTCATCAACTTCTCCAAACACTTCTTTATTTAAATGCACAACTTCATCTAGTTTATGCCTTACAAACATTGTTGATATGTATCTAACTATATTATCTTTAACAGGAAGCGTTCCATGAATTATTTGGCCCCCATGGAGCAATAATGATCCTGCAATTGGCTTGTGTATTATTCCAAGATCTGGATATTTTACTTCCCCGCCCTCATAGTCATCATTATAATATATAACGATACCACAAAAAACTTTTTCGCCATTTATCCTATGCCCTTCATGATCATCTGCATGCTGTCCAAGGGCGTCGTCTATCATGTATCTCTGGAGAGTTATTCCAGTTAAATCAAAATCTCCACTAAATAAAGTTTTTGCTCTTTGTTTTATCAAACTAAATACATTATCTTCTATTAATAAATTGGGTTTTAATGTTTTTCCACTCCAGAATTCATACTGTGTTTCACAATCCCAGTCTGTACTACTTCTTAACTTAATAAATTGCCTTACCTGATCAAGCTCTTCCTTTGTTATAAAATCTTGGACTTCATAAACTTGATCAGATAGCTTTGCAATTTTATATTTTGGCAAGAATTACATCATTCCTGGTTTTGCTCATGATATTGCTTAATGTATTCCTCTGATGGTCCTCCTGGACCTCCAACAACATAGCCATCAACAAATATAAATCCAGGGGTAATAAACTTATCTCCCTTTTTCATAATGTGAACTTGATGCTTGTATGGATCCGTAGACGGGAATATTAATGCGCTTCCAGCCTTTGGCTTTGCAGTAAATGTAACCATGTCTTTAGTTCTTGGGTCTAGTGCATCATCTGGTGGTCTAAGGTGGCCATGCATTGGTAATCTTAGGTCTTCTTCTCTAATTACAAATGAGATCTCTCCGCCTTCATAGTCATCGTTCCAGTAAATAATAATTGACCACTCTAAGCTGTTATCTCCAGCTTGTCTATCATAGTGTGCGCCCATGGCGCAGCCCTCAATATACTTTTGAACTCCAACAAATGGTGACACATTCGCTGTGCCTTTAAGGCCACGATCTACCATAAAAGAATCTGCTATATCCTTAATAGCATTTCTAATTGTTGATATAATAAAGTCTACGTCTTTTTTTATATCTTCATCTAAGTTTTCTACCTCAGAAAGATTAAAGTCTTTTTTCTTTCCAAAAATATTGCCGTCCCTACTGCTTGAATTCCAATTTTTCCAGCTTGGAATAACTTTATGAACTCTTTCATCAGAATCAAGTTTATTAATTAAATCAATAATTGCTTGTGGATTCTCAATTACGTTTGAGTACATGTAAACATCTTCATGTAACTTTTCTTCTAGCTTTATCATTTGCTCTCCTCTATTTTGTATTTATTGCCGTCTGGGTCTAATTTATAACCTTCTTTTAAGGTTTCTTGCCAGTCAGACTTTACCACTTCTTGTTGCTCTCTAATTTGTTTCATTTGTTCTGCCCACTCATCGATTTTATCTTGTCCATAAGATGACTCATCTTTATCATCCCAAAATGATCCTAGAGTATATCTGATTCCAGATTCTAGTAAAGTTACCTCATGGGTATTAGCAAAACCTCCTGCGAAGGAAGCCAGGGTGCCTGTCTTAGGAACTATTTCTTGATTTTGTTTATTAAACTTTAAAAGGCCTCCAGTAAAATCATCATTTAAATATAAAAATGATGCATACCTACTTCTTTCAAATGGGCCTGTGTTTCCATCTAAATCTGTATTATCTGAGTGTTCTCTAGCATATGATCCTGGCTCCCATTTTTGTGCGTGAAAACCAATCTTGAAAATTTCTTCTGGTTTTTTCCCATGGACTTCTGCTACAGAAGCTATAATCCTTGTTTGCAATTCGGAAAAAAATGTTGGATTTAATCCAAATTCAGCTAGCTCTTCGTCGTTATCTTGCGGTAGAATAGATGAATATGATTCATAAAATGTAATTGGTGTCCATGACAATTTTTCATTTTTAACTTGAGCCTCTAATACATTAATAATAGCTTTAGATTCTTCTTCAGTTAAAAAATTTTCATAAACTAATATATCATCAGTTAATCTTTTATATGAACTCATTTTTAATCCTCATAAACACTTTCATAAAGTTTTTTGCCACGCATTTCTGGATCCAAAAGCGTTCTGTAGTATTCTTTACTATAGTCTGGTTTATTTTCTCCAGTATACTCTAATATGGTCCAAAAAAATGGTACAGTGTATCTAATATTTCCTTTTATCTCTGTTACTCCATGAATGTAATTCATATCTCCTGGGAAAAAATATGCTGCACCTCTTTTAGGCTTAATTCTAACTCCTTGGAGTGGCCAATAAATTTCTCCACCTTCATAGTCGTCGTTTAAATAAAACAAACTTGCTATATCATAATATGGAAAATCGTTTGCTAGGCCTGCATCGGGGCCATCATGCAACTCTTTGTCTGCGTGTGGTTTTTGAATTTGTCCTGGAAGCCACCTAACAATTGTTTGTCCAGTTGGCTGAATTTTTACATTAAAAAATTCTTCTATAATTGGCTGAAGTTTTTTAAACAGTCCATCTATTACGGGACCGATTTTTGGATCATTTTTATCTAGAGAAGGTCTAGTTGCAACACGATCTTTCCAGTAGTTGGCGTCATATATGGTAGTTCCATTTTCATTAACATGACTTTCTGTGACATCCCATATTGTTATATTTTTAGCCGCTTTTTCTAAAAAATCTATTTCTTCTTCAGTCATAAAGTTTTCTAGCTCAACAATCATTTCTTTGCCAGTACCAAAAAACCCAGAAGGAGTTATAGAGCTTGTTATCTTTTCTAAATGGTTTACATTCATAGTATTCATATTTATATTATATCATTTCTTTGGACTTTGATGAGATGTTGGTCTAGCAGCAGAAACATCTGTGGGAGGGGTAGAGTTATCATTAATTTTTAGCCTTATAGCCTTCGCTTCATGGTTTCCTAGCTTGGTGCCATCATACTCTACCGCATCCCTATAAAAATTTGTAAATCCATCTTTACTTTTTTCTTCCCAGACTTTTGATCTTTCGGCTCTTACCCTATAAAATTCTTCTGTAAAAACTATATCTTCTATTGTTAATTCTGTATCATTTAGGTTTTTAATAGATATTGGTATAAAGGTTGCTACTGGAGTTCCAGCTGGAATTGTTATTTTAGTGTTAGGTCTTGTTATTTTCCAAGCTATCGGTATAGCCTCTGTATAAAAAGACGTAGACATTAGAGTTGTAAATGGAGTAGCCCCATCTATAAAATAATTTGGAGGAACAATTTGTAACATTGTTGTATTCTCATCAGTTTCAAAGAAAATGCCAGAATAAAAACTAATGGTTCCATTTGCTCTTGATGTACTACAAATAAATCCAGGATCTTTTAATATTTGTACGTGAGAATCTTCGGCTTCAGAAATTCCATCCCAAATAAATTCTATGTCATCCATAAAAGATATAGACCACCCGACTGTGTTAGCTAGGGTAACTGGAAAACACTTGTATGCATGCGCTTCTGCAGTGTTGTCCATCCACTCTCTTTTTACTTTAGTTTGTTCTATTACAACTCTAGTAGAAGGATTTTTATAAGCCTTTACTTGCATTACTCATTATCCCATTTTGGATCATACATTTCTGCAGTATGAAATTTTTTACTATAATCAAGCATTGTGACTATAGAGTATTTTAATCCCGAAGTAACTGGCTTAGCCTGATGAGGATACATGTAATTTGAAGGGAAAATATAAAGGTCTCCCGCTTTTGGCTTTATGTTTAAATTTTGTAATCTAAAATATAATTCGCCACCATCATAATCATCATTTATATATGCAACCAAAGACACTGTGCAATTATATGAGAACCCGTGATCGTGATGCTCCATAAAGTGTTGTTTAGGTCCATATTTAATAAAGTTAAAAGCTTCCCAATACTTTAATTCCATCAAGTTGTAGTTTTTTCTATAATCGTCAACAGCGGGGGATTGGGCATCATAGACACCTTGCCATAAAGACTGAAGTTTTAAAGAATCTTCACTTTTATCATGCTCAATATCAGTTTTTTTAAATTTAAAATCATTGCAGTCTCTGTAATCTGGCATCAACTGTTTATAGCCAACATATGCTGGTTGCCAAGCATATTTATTGCCAGAATTAACTGGGGCAAGGACGGTCTCTAATTTATTTATTATGTCTAGCTCTGGCTTTATTACATCTCTATACACAACAATTCCAGCCCCTAATTGTTCTTTACTTGACCAAGTTTTTGTAATTGTATTTGGTATCACTTGTACTCTCTCTTATTCCATACATTTTTAATATAGACTCCACCATCTGGCTGTCTATATTTTGCTGAATTTTCTATTTGTCTCTTCATCATTTGATTAGGTGCAATTTGATCTATAGAGCTTTCCCAGTCTTCTCTTTTAAATGGTAAAACTTGCACAAATGGTGTTCCTTCTGGCAAGGTGCCTTCCCAGCCTTCTGTGACAAAAAATGGAAGTGTGCCCATCTCTGTAACACTATCACTATCTACAATTCCAGTTGTATTAATAAATGGAAGATCAAATCTATTCATTGGGGTCATAAACAAAGCACTATATCCTTCTGGAACTTCAAAAGACCAAGGGGACCACCATGCAAAGTGCTCTTTATAGTACCCTGCTGGATGTTTAAACTGTGGCATCGGAGACCTTATTTGTATAAAATCTTGATGCCTTTTATCTTTAACCTTTACGTCTATTTTGCCCATCGAATTTTTATAAAAAGTAAGTTCTGTAGGTGTTTTTAGCACATAGCCAGTTGAAAATCCATCTAAAATTGCTGGGCAAGCTTTCCATGTAGGTATTTTGCCATAATCATCTTTTGTGCCCTCTTTTGCAACTGGACAATGAGCTCTTGTTGCTTTAAAGTAGTCACCATTTGGCAGTTTGGCAAAACGGTCTGCAGATTTATACCATTCTGGAGTTACTGAATGAGTTGTAGCTGGTGCGGACAAACTATTTTTATTTAGCCAGGGTTTATATGGCCTAAAAATTATTTTATTAATATTGAGCACCTTTATTTTGATCCTGTTCATAATGAAATTTATCATTATAATCCATCATTACAACAACAGCATATTTTGTTCCAGATGTTACATTTAAAGAAGAATGTTCATAAACAAAATTAGAAGGAAACAAGGTTATATCTCCAGCATCTGGTTTTAATGTTATGTTATGCCTTGTAAAATCTAACTCGCCGCCTTCATAGTCATCATTTAAGTAAATAACAGCAGAAAGGGTGCACGTATAAAATGGACCATGATCTGTATGTACCTTAAAATATTCTCCTGGGAAATATTTAACAAAGTTAAAAGCTTCTTTATACGCTATTCCAATATTCCAAATCTGCTCATAATGCTTAACACATTTACTTAAACCAGCATCAGTTAAATCATATGCTTTTATTAATTCGTCTGTTTTTGGATAATATTTGCCAAGTTCTTCTTTTTTAAATTTTATATCATAAGCTTTTCTTGCATGATCTATTGCCGCTCCTTCTAAACCATATTCGGCTGGGCCATTGACATGTGCGCTGTTCCAATTTAATTGAGGAAGTTTTTTATCTACTTCGCTTTCTAACAAATCAATAATTTTTTGACAATTTTCTTTTGATATTGCATTTTTGTAAAGCTGTATGCCATACTCTAAATTTATTGCTTTAGTTTCATTATCTATAAAATTGTCTTCTAGCCTTTTGTTAATTTTTTCTGTTCTGGGCAAATCATACCATTCCATTAACTCTCCTAATCATTAAATAGATTGTAGCATATTTTTTTTGAACAAACAATAGCAAATAATAAGGGCTAGCATTGCTAGCCCTTATTATTTTATTAACTTATTTTATACCCAGTAATTTCCGCTAAATGATGGGAAGTATGGTCCAAAGCTTGGGAAGAACGGTGGGAAGAACGGTGGGAAGAATGGGAAGAATGGGAACCATGGTGGGAAGAACGGTGGGAAGAATGGGAAGTATGGGAAGTATGGTGGGAAGAACGGTGGGAAGAATGGGAAGAATGGGAAGTATGGTGGGAAGAACGGTGGGAAGAATGGGAAGAATGGTGGGAAGAATGGGAAGAACGGTGGGAAGAATGGTGGGAAGAACGGTGGGAAGAATGGTGGGAAGAATGGGAAGAACGGTGGGAAGAATGGTGGGAAGAACGGTGGGAAGAATGGTGGGAAGAACGGGAAGAACGGTGGGAAGAACGGTGGGAAGAACGGGAAGAACGGTGGAGTAGTACTAACGTTAGATGTGTTGTTTGAATTTGCCGAAGTTCCATTAGCGTTTACGGCTGTTACATAATAATTTTGTTCTCCTGGATTTTCTCCTGCGTCGGTAATAGTACCGCTAGTTGCACTTCCAGAAAGTCCTGTGGAGTTGTTGCCATCAGAACCATATATATTATGAGAGGATAATCCTGCTCCTCCAGTTGCTCCAAGTGTCCAGCTAACTGTATTTGTATTTGCGGACGTTGCAGAAGCGGTAGCACTTTGTGGAGCTTGAGGAACTGTTGTAATTGTAACAGCTGAGCTAGTGGCGCTTGCAGAGGATCCAGCATTATTAGAAGCAACAATACTAAAAGTATATGATGTGTCAGAATCTAATCCAGTAAATAGAAAAGAAGTTGATTCTGTTGTCTCAGTGGTTGATGCTGGAGATGTTGTAATTGTATATAAAGTTGCTGGTGGAGAAGCTGCTGGCAAAGACCAGGACAAGTTGGCCGCTCCATCATTGTAGGGCCTATCTGTTCCAACATCAGAAGCTGTCAGTCCAGTTACTGGACTTGGCTCTAAAAAGTTATCCTGCGCTGAGGATTTTCTACCTATTCTCTTTTTACCTGACATTTATTTAACCTCTATTCTTATTTTTTTCATTATGCTGTTAGATCTCCAGCTAGCAACCAAGTATCTGTTGCTACCTTAGTTAATGTTACTGATGAGTATGTTGTTCTTAAAGTTGATCCTGGGGTTGCTAATATAGTAACTCCAGAATCTCCTACAAAGTTTGCACCAGTTCCTGATGCTTGATAGAAGTCAATAGATGCACCAACTGGATATGCAGTTGTTGAATTTGTTGGTACTGTAATTGCTCTTGTTCCAGCAATTGGGATTAAAGAATCTCTTAAGCCAAGTCCACCTGTTGACAAGTTATAAGCGTCTGAGATTTCAGTTCCAATTGTTGTAATTGAAGGTACGCCAGCTTTTGTTTGTGTGGCGTCTGTGAATGCTACTCCTGATGCTGCAACTGTTACTGTTCCAGTAAATGTTGGATCAGCAAGTGGTGCTTTAGCAGAAAGGCTATTTGTTATTGTTGTTGCAAAGCTTGCGTCATCACCAAGTGCTGCTGCAAGTTCGTCAAGAGTATCTAATGCTGCTGGAGCTGCTGCTATAACTGCATTTAATGCAGATGTTGCTGCAGTTGCTGCGTCTGCAATAGCTTCAGATTTTGCTGTAGCAACGTTTGCGGGGGTAGCATAAGTTGATGCTGCTGTTGCCGTGTCAAGAATTCTTACCCAGTTACCAGCATGTGCATAATATCCAGCACCTGTTGCGTGTACGTGTGCAAACATACCGTGGTTATCTGTTGCTGATGGTAGATCTGCTTCTGCAGAATATACTTCCCAAGCTATATCAGCACTGCCAACTGTTCCACTTGGAAGAGTTACTGTTCCAGTAAAGGTTGGTGAAGCTAAATTAGCCTTTAGGTCAAGTGCAGTTTGTGTTGCGGTTGAAACTGGCTTTGCTGTGTCTGCTGTGTTATCTACGTTTCCTAAGTCAATCATAGATTTTGTAACTCCAGAAACTGTTCCTGTAAATGTTGGAGAAGCTATTGGAGCATAGGTTGTACCTGCGGTAGTAGATTCAAGTTTTGCGTTTAATTGTGTTTGAATGCTTGAAGTAACGCTAGCTAAGGTTCCAATCTCAGTAGCAGTAACGTCTCCGATTGCTGTGGTGCTTGGAAGAGTTACTGTTCCAGTAAAGGTTGGTGAAGCTAAATTAGATTTTAGATCAAGTGCTGTCTGTGTTGCGGTTGAAACTGGCTTATCTAAATCAGAAGTATTGTCTACATCGCCTAGCTCAACATCTCCTTTTAAAATTCCAGTTGGTAGAGATATTGCTGGGGATGTAAGTGTTTTATTTGTTAAAGTTTCAGCTCCTGCAAGAGAGACTAGGTCTGCATCTGATACAGCAGAGTTTAATTCCGCTAAAGTTGCTGAAATTGTATTGCTGGCTAAATTAATAGTTTTATTTGTTAAAGTTTGTGAATCAGAGCTTCCAAGTATTGTTCCTGATGGAACAGATTTTCCTAGTACTTGAGAATCTGATAATACTATGTTTCCATCAATTTTATAGGTTTTACCATCTAGTAAATTCATGTTTTCTGAAGACGTCCAAGAATCTGTTGCGTCTACCCAATTAAAGGTTTTATCTGTAGATCCCTTTAAAGAAAAACCGCCACCATCTGCGGTAGAATCAGTAGGAGAAGTGGTATCTCCCAAAGTAATATTCTTATCTTCTACGTTTAAATTAGTGGTGTTTAAATTTGTGGTTGTTCCATTGACTGTTAAGTTTCCGCTCAATGTTAAATCAGTTCCAGAAACACCTCCAGTAAATGTTGCTCCAGCTAGCTCAGCATAACTGCTTAAATTTGATACTAAAGCTACCGTTCCGCTATTATCTGGGAAAGTTATAGCTCTATCTGCAGTTGGATTTGTAGATAATGTTAATTCATAATCATTGTCAGTTGTTCCTTCTAGTACTACGTTTCCAGTTATAAAAGGATTATCTATTGTTTTATCAGAAAGAGTTTGTGATCCATTTGCTGTTACTAAATTAGCGGTGTCTGCAATTCCATGTATGCTAGTTGTGACTGCTCCATGTGAAGATAAGGCAGAGGCTGCGGTTGATTCTGCTGCTGCTTGAGCGGCGTCAGCCTTTGTAGTAGCATCTGCTGATGCGGTTGCCTCTGCTGCTGCTTGAGCGGCGTCGGCCTTTGTAGTAGCATCTGCTGATGCGGTTGCCTCTGCTGCTGCTTGAGCTGCGTCTGCCTTTGTAGTAGCATCTGTTGCTGCATCTGTTTCTGCTGCGTCAACGTATTGTTTTGTCGCTGCGCCGAGAGCTGCTGATGGATCTGCTGAAAGGACAAGAAGTCCAGTCATTGT